TCAATACTCGCGTTCCTCATATTCAACATCCGAAATCTTCACTTCCAGCTCCAGCGCCGTGATATAGCCACTGTTATTCAGTGAATGTGTCACCTTCGTAATGATCCATGCCTGCTCATCAATGACGCGCTTGAAGCCCGACACCCGCACAGGCATTTCCGGGCAAAGGTCGGCACGGCCATAAGCCAGACTCACCGAAAATTCCGCCACCCCGCGTTGCAGTTTGTCCCATTTGGCCTGAGCCGCCCGCATCGCCTGGGCTTTGGTGGCAAAGACCGTCGTCAGCGCAAAAACATTATCGGCAGCACCGCTCATATATTCCCCCTGGCGCGCTTCCGGCTCTTTCGGTTTCGCTTTCGGGTGCTGTGGATCACCGGGTTTCGCGGGCTTCGGTTTGCGTTTGAGTTTGACCTTCTGCTTTTGCGGCTTCGGGTCTTTGGTATGCAGCCATTTTGCCGTGACGCCCGTATATGCCCCACGGTCAGCAATCGTAAACTGGTGCCGGTCGCCCTCGCTTCGGGTAATGGTGACCTGGGGGATCGGTTTGCCGCTGGCCGTCACGCCCTTACCGGCCCTGAGAAACAGCAGTCGCCCCATTTTTACCGACACCTCGCCGCCGTTCCGCTCTGCCAGCCGCGTCAGGAATTTAATATCGGACTCCTGCGACTGGTCGATGTGCGGAATTTTTATTCCGGCCAGCTCCGGCGAAACACCGGCCTCCAGTTTGTTGCGCGCGGCGATGGTTTCCACCAGTTTACCGAGCGTGGTGTCATGCCAGGACTCTTCACGCCGTGAATTGAGTGACCCCCGAAAATCCGCGCTGCGTGCCCGGACAGTCACCACATCGGGCGCGCCCCGGTGCTCAATCTCATCAACGGTAAAACTGCCCTTACCCGTGAGCGCCTCACCTTTCCAGCCGATAAACAGCGTCAGCACCGCCCCCCGTAACGGCAGTTCGACCAGACCGTCGGCGTCGTTCAGTTCGATATCAAGCTGGTCAGCCTCAAAGCCCCGGTTATCGGTGAGGGTCATGCTCATCAGCCGGTCGCTGATGTTGCCGGTAATATCCTTACTCTCAATTTTCAGCATATAGGCAGGCGTGCGCGTGCCGCCCGCATTGCCGGTCAGCATCGTCAGCATCAGCCCATCCCCACCATTGCCGTGTATTTCTGTGCCATATCGCCCGCCTGCCCCATAAGGGATTCGGCCTGTTTTCCAATGTCGCCATACAGCGCGGCCAGTGATTCATCAACGCGGGTGAGCTTTAACGTAAAGTCGATTTTTCGCGGCGTACCGTCACTGAAAAACACGCTGCCCGTGTCGCTCACGCTGTTGATGACATACATGCCATAGATAAGGCCGTTACCGTCCAGCAACGGCCAGGCGCGCCCCTCTTCCGCCATCAGGCGCAGCGTGGTGAGGGTCAGCTTTCCGCCGGTCAGTTCCGGGTAAAGCACCCCGGCAAGGCTGATACTTTCGTCACCGGGGCCGAGAAACTGAAAAGCATCCCGCTTACCAATGCGGGCGTTTGAGGGCCAGCGGTATTCCGTATCGCGTTGCAGGGTCTGATAGGGCAACGTCTGGCGCATAAACACAAACATTCCAAGTGCGAGCATCATCGTTTTATTCTCCGTCGTGCATCATGCTGGCGCGCGCACGGGCGCGCTTCTCACGTTCGTGGCGCTCCAGTTCCTCGCGAAGCTGGCCTGAAATATTGCCCCCCGGCGCGCCGCCGCCCTGCAACGTGATGTTGTATTCACTTTTGCTCTGGTCGACGTAAGAGCGCCCCGCCGGGGCGGTGACGGGCTGATACGACTGATACCCCGGATATGCGCTGGTGACGGGCTGATACGACGGGTTACCCGCCGCAGCCCCGGTGACCAGCGCACCGCTCCCGCTCCGTGCCGCTACCGCACCGGCTTTTGCGGCGGTCTGGTCAAGCGTGGCGGCATCCTTGTTTATCACGCCGAGCTTTTCGAGTACCCAGTCAATGCCGCTGCGCAGTTTGTTAAACGCGGTCAGTGGCAGCATCAGCGCCTCCGCCAGTGCCTGACCGAACATCACCCCCACATCACGGCAACTGTTGAGCGTCTCCTGTGTCGCCTGTACCGGGGAAATCAGGTCTTTAAACCACTGCCAGACCTTTTGCAGCCAGCCGCTGAGAACGTCAAACACCGGAGCCAGCGGAGCAAAAATATCTGCCACCGGGCCGAATGCGGCGCGCAGCCCCTCCACCACACCACCAAAAAAGGCGCTGATGGGTTCCCAGTATTTTCGGATGAGCAACGCACCGGCGACGATGGTCGCCACGACCGCCACCACCGGCCAGGCAATCGCACCGACGGCGGTCGCTATCGTGCCACCGGCAATACTCAATCCGGTTGCCAGCAGACCCGCCCCGGCAATCAGGGCGTTAATCCCGGCCATCACCGGCCACAGTACCAGCCCGACGCCACCGAGCACGGCAACCAGCCCCGTTACCGCACCGGCCACCATGACGATGTTGGAGACCAGCGCCGGGTGTGCTTTCACCCACACCGTAATCTGATTAACCCACTGTGCCGCCGTCTGCGTCAGTCCGCGCAGGCTGTCATCCATGCCGCTGAACACGCCCAGCCGCAGCCCGGATAATGCCCCCTGCAATTTATCCACGTCACCGGACAGGTTATCGCGCAGCGTATTACCCATCGCGTCCGCCGCTCCGCTGACATCACCGAGCTGATTTTTTGTCCCGGCCAGCGCCGCCAGAAATTTCGGTATCTGGTCGACGGATAAATCCTCAACCGGCGTACCAAACAGCGCGATGGCCGCGTTTGCCCGCTCCGCCGGGTTCTTAATTTTGAGCAGGCCGGTTGCGGTTTTCTGCATGGCCACACGGGCCTTTGCACCCCCGCTGGCGATATCTGTCGACATTTTTTTGGCATCAAGGCCAATCTGCTTGTACGCCGCGACGCTGTTTTTCGACATATCCGAGCCACGGATGGAAAATTCCTTGATGGCGTCGCCGGTTTTATCCAGCGCAAATTTTCCCTGTTTCGACATATCGACCAGCAGGGACATCGCCTCCGCACCGGTGAACCCCATATTGCGAAAATGCGTCGAATATTCATGGAGAATTTCCGGCAGCTCGCCGCGCATTTCCGTGGAAACCCGCTGCATTCCTGACACAATCAAATCCATCGCCTGGTCACTGCTCGCGGCCAGCCCGTTTTTCATCATGATGGCCGCAATCTGGATACTCTCCGTTGTGTCGGTGCCAAAGGCGGTCTGCATGTCCAGCGCCTTGCGGGTGATGCGCGTCAGCTCTGCCTCACCAATATTGCCCAGCGTGCCCAGCGTACTACGCACCGCTGACACCGCGTCGGTTATCTGCTCAATATCACCGCTGATGCCCGACGTGCTGATGTCCTGAATTGTCCTGGTGTACTGTGCACCGCTGGCACTGCTCTCTCCCTGACGGGCTGCAATCAGCGCCCCGCTTTTTTTCGACTCCACAACCGGGGCCATCAGACGGCTTCCGGCAAACAGGCCCGCTGTACTCAGACCGAGCGCGGCAGCGCTGGTATTGCGCGCCCCGGCGACCACATCCCGGCCCCGCTCGTAACGCGCCCGTACCGCGTTGAGTCGCTCCTGTTGCTGCCCCACCCGCGCCAGGGCGGCACGCTGACGTGTCAGGGTGTCAGTGGTCTGTGCAATATTGCTGCGTAGCTGGCGCTCAGCGGCAGAAAGCTGACGCGTATTGATACCCGCCTGTTGCAGCCCGTCGCGCTGACGCTGCACCGACAGGCGCAGGCTGTCATAGGTGGTCTGCAACGCTGACGCGCTTTGCCGCGCACTCTCCAGCGCCCTGACCTGTGCGGCGGTCGGGTTTGCCGTGTTGCGCATCTGGAGCGCCAGCGCAGCGGCCTGTGCTTTCGCGTCGTTCAGCGCATGACCGGTGACCGCAAGCTGTGCGCTTGTCTTACGGAAGCCCTCAATCTGGCGCGCGCGGGCATTGAGGTCTTTCAGTTCGTTCTGAGCGCCCCGGATTTCACCGGACAGGGTTCGGCTTGCCGTCTGTACAGCGTTGAGGGGGCGCGATGCCTGGTCTACTGCTTTGAGCAATACTTGTAACTTAAGGCTGTCACTCATATTTATGTCCGCTTCGCTGGAGCGCTTTTTCACGCCAGATAACGATTTCAGTCAGGCTAAGGGGATTTAATTCAGATGGCGGCCAGTGAAAGATCACTGCAATGTCCGCCATCAGGTCATCGACCGAGAGATTTTTGGGAAAGGTTACTGTGCCGAACTCGGTGACAAAAAACCGACCACCTTACCGGCCAGCGCCACAAGGTCGGGCAGTTCCAGCGCGGCTAACTCCTGCTCAGTCAGCATCGGTGCCGTCATACGCGGCAGCACTTTAATCAGCGCGTCGACCTCGGCGTTAGCCACCGCCGCCAGACTGACACCGCGCAGCGTACCGGCAGTGGGTTTCATCAGCGTAACCTGATCAATGATTTGTTCACCGCGTACAACCGGTTTATCCAGGGTCACTACATTCTCTTTGTTCATGTGATTTTCTCATCCAGAAGTCAGGAATTAACCGGCCTGACTGTGCGGGCCGGTCATCAGTTACAGGCCGATATTACGGCGGTGCTGCTCCAGCCGGTCGGTGCCGTTCACTTTCTCAATCATGTTGATGGTGTCGATCTCGACCAGCTCCTTACCGTCAACCGTGAGTCTGTAATAGGTACAGACAACAGAGATTTTCGACGTGGTGTCTTCACCCTGTTTCGCGTCACCGGTGTCGATTTCTTTCTGGCGGCCACGCATGAGCACCTCGACCGCCACAATTGCGCCGGTATCGTCGCGCTGGTAGGAGCCTGCGAAACGGATCGGCACCGCATCGACCCCCGTCGCACCGTACAGTGTCCAGATAACCTCATCCGGGAAGCCGCCGAGCGACCATTCCATCGACAGGGCGTCATCGTCGAGACCGAAATCCACCGGCGCGACACCGTTCATCCCCGCCCCGCGCCAGTTTTCGAGCTTGCGGGTCAGCTTTGGCAACGTGACGGAATCGGCCACCCCCTGATAGCTGTAACCGTCCAGAAAAACATTCATGTATTTGAGTTTGCGCGGCATTGCCATGTGTCAGGCTCCTTAGTTGCTGTTGACCGCTGTCACCAGCGTGGCGAGGTATTTGTCAGTGATACGCTGACGTAAGGTCAGGTTTTCCAGCGGGGGAACCGGCGTATAGTCATAATCGATAACCAGTTTTCCGGCCTTTAGGGTGTCTTTGTCGTTAGCCTCTTCGTCAAACCAGCAGGTCGCATCCACGATATAACCACTGGTTTTGAGTTCGCGGAATTTGGCATTGATACCGTCCACGATGTCGCGGATGAGTGTTGCGGTAACGGGCTTGTCGACCGCCCACATGTGCGCCTGCGCCATCGTGTCAGCGATAACCTGTGCCGTGCGGGTGTAGTTTTCAAAGAGGAAAAGCGGGTCATCGGAGCAGGTGCGGTTACCCCAGAAGCGGAAACCATCCTTGCGGATCAGCGTGGTCACGCCCGCCTCGTTGAGTAAATCCGCATCGGTGCCAGGCTCCTGCAAATCCCAGAAGACCGAGGCACTGATGCCGGTCACGCCCTGCACACCAACGTTAGACAGGGTTTTGTGCCAGCCGACAGTCTGGTCAATATACGCGCGAAGACCGAGCGCGCGGGCGGTGGCGTAAGCCGTGGCGGTCGCATTGCTCACGGTGTCCCAGGCGAGAAAATCCGGCCAGATAACCATCAGCTCGCGCTGGCTGAAATTGTCCCGGTATTTGATGGCGTCAGATACCGTCTTACAGCCCCACGCACTGACATAACCAAATGCGCGCAGCTTCTGACAGACGGGGGCAAGCGCCGTCGCCACGTCCAGCGTGTCAAAACCCGGCACACCGAGAATGCGCGGCTTAACGCCGGTAACCGCTTCGGCGGTCAGCAGTGCCTTGAGGCCGGTGTATTTACCGTTCTCATCCGTGGTGCCGATGATGTTGGAAATAGTCTGCGCGAGGGCCGCGTCTTCATCGGTGCCGGTGCCCTCAGCCACACGCACAACGACAATCACCGGTTTTGACTGGTCAGCGATGGCCTGTAAGGACGCCGCCAGCGTGCCTTTTTTACCGGCTTTTGCGATGGCGCTCTGCACGTTAGTAATCAGCACAGGCTCGTTAAGGGGAAAGGTCGCCGCATCGGCATCACTGGCGGTGCAGACCATACCAATAATGGCCGTTGAGACGGTGGAAATGACGCGTGTGCCGTCGTTAATCTCGACGACCTGCACGCCATGGTGAAAGTCACTCATCCGTTTAACTCCTGGGTTTAGGGTGAGTGCTATTGTCCGGGGGGATGTGTTGTGCAGCCACAGATTCGGACTGGCTCAGGAATGACACAACAGAAGAAACAATAAAGCGGGCAGCGCCCGCTTTTCTCAGGGGTGTTCCGGCCAGACTGGCGCCGCAGGGTCAACGCGGTTTACCAGCACACGGTACTTTTTCAGCGCCGTCAGGGTTGCCACCTCCTCATCACTGGCAATACCGAGTTCAACCGCATCCTGGAGGGGCGCAATACGGGTCGCAATGTCAGCCAGTAAACGCGTCTTCTGACTCTCTGCCTGTGTCTGTAATTCCTGCGGGGTATACTCGCGGGGAATAATTTTTTCCCCGTCATAGACCCAGTTCCCCGTATTATCCACGCGGCGGTTTTCTTCGTTATCCTCCACCTCGGAAACGCTCAGGCCGTCCGGCCACAGGGACGACACATCGGTAAAACCCGTGGCAATCACTTTAATAATCCCCCGCCCGTCGTAGCCGATTTTCATCGTATCCGGTGAAAAATGACGCTGGCTTTCATACCAGTCAGCGCCGCTTTCATCCATCAGAAACAATACATTCTGTTTTGCCAGCTCCCGTTGCTCTGGCGTGGCGGGTGTGCACGCCCTGAAATTTTTCAGCGTAATATAAGACCCTGACATTATCCTCTCCCGATGGTCAGCCACTGGCCGTTGCGGTAAACCTGGATATAGCTCCAGTACAGATCCTCAACGGAATAGTCGCCGTCTTTGTTAACAAATCCGGTCAGGACGGTGTTGCCGTTGCGATAGTCACGCACACCGACTGCCCCCACCTGATGCTCGGCGGTAAAACGCACATCCACCACGCGGTTAATCTGGGCGTCGTTCGCCTTGTTCCAGGCATCATCCGCGCGCGCCTGCACGGCATTCACTCGCGCATCAATGGCATCCCCCAGCCAGCCCCCTCCTTCTCCCCAGCGGGTGCCAAAGATATTGCCGTCCGTTGAAATGACCGTTCCCGTATTGCCAACCTTAAGATAACCATCCACCATTGACATATGCGGCAGCGTTACCCGACCGGTTTCCGCATCCACGATCAGCGGTCGGGTATTATCCCAGAGTCCGTCCGGGTCGCCCTTGGCGGTTTTCATCAGGTAAAAAGAAGCGCCATCAAAGCGGAAAAAAAAGGCGCGGTCACTCATTCGCAACCGGTAGTTATCGGGACTGGTCGATACCACCTGACCGGACAGTGTGCCGCCAGTCAGTCGCAGAAAACGCCCGTCGCTGGTCGCTTTCGTGTACGCCTCGCCCGCCGGGGTATAATCGCCTCTGGGCTGGAATGTGCGTGCGAGATAATTCGACAGCCAGTCGTTTCCCCAGGCACTGCCACGAATGTTCCCCGACGGGTTATCAACCGGTATCGCAGCAAACTGGCTTTGGATCCCCCGCCATTTTTCCGCCAGATGCGCGGACAATAAACCGCCCCAGGCGGGACCAGAAATATCCCCCGTGGCATTGTTCACCGGAATGGCACCGAAGCGGGCATTCAGATTATTGGATAACCATTCACTGTTGCCGCCCGTCCCCCAGATGGTGCCGTAGCTGTTACCATCAATGGCGAATTTAGCGGCCCCGGCATAGATGTTACGCCCGGCAAAAATCTCCCCCAGCTCGTTAAAGGTGACGCGACCATATTCAGTTTTATTGGTTGAATCCACGGTGCGAAAAATAAACCCACCCGTACCCAGCCCCCGGTTATTGGTCAGCCCTGCGGCACCAAACCCGACGCCGTTCCAGTCAATCGTCAGTCCCTGCACAGACGGTGAGGCAGGTGTGTTAACGCGCATTGATGCTGCATGAATTTCACCAATGACATCGAGCCAGGCCATCGCATCGCCGGTGCGCTGGACGGCATTTTCCGCCCGGTTTACCGTGTTCTGTAAACCGATGTTTTGTACAAACAGAGGCTTATTGGGAATGTCCGCACCGTTCCGCTCTTTCGCCAGTCGCGCGCTGGCATTGTCCATGGCGATTTTTACCGCTTTTGGCGTGGCGGCCAGACTGTCGGCCTCACTGTCGGTCGCGTTGCTGAGCTGAGTAAAACCCTTTTCCTGTGTGGTCGCATCGGGATGGCGACGGGATTTTTCATGCGCCGAAATCGCATCATCCACATAATCCTGGGTTGCCATCACCATCGTGGAATCAACGGATAACGCCACCGAGGCGACACTGCTGACAATAATGACCATGCGGCAGGTCTGCGCTCGGCCTGACCCCTCGGCCAGTTCCGGTTTATAGCTTTCGGCCATGTTGGAGACGGCAATCAGCGTCCCCTCATCGTCATACAGGCCCAGCTCACGCATCCAGAAGCCGCCCACCTCCGGCGGGATAACCAGCTCGGCCACAACATAATTACTGTGCCGGTTATCCTGGCTGATTTTATTCAGGGCATGACGCCAGACCTCATTAACGAGACGGGTCTGTCCCGCATCCGGCACCGGCAGAATACCGCCACCATCACCAACGGCCATTGCGGTGATATTGACTTTCTTACCACCCGGCAGCGTGGCCGCCGCAAGCTTTACCGCACCGGCTGTGGTGATAACAGTTTTAAATTTTGTGCTCATCAGTCCTCACTTATCCGGGGTAAACCGTAATAATGTCGCCATCACAGGCCACGCCGCCGGTGAACAGCCAGCCGGGGATATCCTGAATAATGTTCAGGCCGATCAGGTGACGGCTGGCCGGTTTTGCATCAGCAATCAGGCGCTCTATCTCGTAATACATTTCTTCGGTGATACCGCTTTCCAGCACGCCGATATCCAGGCGAAATGTCCCCGGCGGATCGCTGGTTTCCCACCACTCCGTGATGTTGATGAGGTAGCCGAGCGGCTCCACCACCCGCCGGACGGCACCGAGGGTGCCCTTATGACAGTGAATAAACCACGCATCACGGATAACGGCGCGCTTTGTCAGCTCCGGCCACTTTTCATCCCACCGGTCAACGGAAAACGCCCAGGCCAGCCACGGCAACAGGTTTGCCGGACAGGTGTCAGGATTCCACAGGGTACGAAGGCTGACGGGCGTTTTTTCGATTTCCGCACAGGCGCGGGCGGCGGCCACCTCCAGTGGCGAGGAACCCACCGGCAGGAGACGGGCATCACTCATCCGAACCCCCGACCGTAATCGCGTAACGCGTACAGAATGACGCCTGCGTGTTATTGAGCACGATGTCAGCCAGCGGCGCGGTCAGCTCCACGCGCTGCACCCCCTCCACATGGAGCGCGGCATAAATGGCTGACCGGCGAATGTCGCGCCCGATACGGTGTTGCGCGCTGATGTACGCCTCCAGCTTTTTCACGGCAGCGGCGCGGACAGGCTCGCTTTCCGGGCCGGGGTAAAGATAAAGCGTGGCGTCAATCTGGTACGCCACAATTTCGGCAGGCTGTACCGTCACCCGGTCAGCGACCGGCCTGACATCCTCGGCATTCAGGGCATTGCGCACCACCGTGAGCAGTTCATCAGACGCGACGCCATTGTTTTCACGTGACAGCACGGAAATGGTCACACAGGACGGCGACGGGCTGGTCACCGATATGTCAGCAACACGCCCGTCGGCGCTGCGACCATGATATTCATACGCCCCCACAGAACCGGCGACGCTCAGCCCTTCAAACGCCTGTTGAATGCGCAGACGAAAATCCGTGTCAGACTCCATGACAGCAACCACCGGCGGAATGGCCGTATCGTCAGCAGGGGTCACAACGAGCCGCGTGACATTAAAATTCCCGCCGAGCACATCCAGATCCGTTTTTTCGGCATAGGCCAGCATCACCGCCCGCGCCGCCTCATTTACGCGCTGACGCCAGATAACCTCACGGTAGGCGTTTTCCTCCAGGAGCTTAACTATCGGCTCTGACTCCAGTAACAGTGTGCGGGCCACGGCCTGTTGTTGCTCCGGGGGGTAAAGCGAAATAAAGGTCGCCTTTCGTGCTGCCAGAATGGTCTCGTAGTCCAGTGTTTCCACCACATCCGGCGCGGGGAGCAGGTTCAGATCGATAATTGTCATGGCTTAACTCACAGGGATGGTTAAAGAAAGCGGGGTGCCGGTATCCGCGACCTGACCTGTCAGACTGACGACCATTCCCCCGTTAAACTGACGTTCCGTGGCGATGGCAGTCAGCGTGACGCGCGGTTCCCATTTCAGCAGTGCCATGTAACAGGCAACCTTAATTTGCAGCTCAAGGGCGGGGGTCTGCGGCTGGTCAATCATCGCCGACAGTAACGAACCGTATTCACGGCGCATCACACGCGACCCCACCGGCGTGCGCAGAATGTCACTCACGCTCTGGCTGATGTGTTCCGCGTCGGTGATTGTCCTGCCGGTGCTGCGGCTCATACCGATATAGCGTGCTGTCATTTGGTGCCCTCCGTCCAGCTCCCGCCCCTTTGCACGCCGCCGTGATCATGGTCATCGACCTGCACGCCGTTCGATGTAAATGTGCCGCCGGTGTGCGAGATGTTGCCGCGCATAGTGCCGCCTTTCTTCACTTCAAGGGTGGCGGTAGTCAGTTTGTTGGTACAGACCACCTCCGGGGTGTCCAGAGTGATACGCTCCGCCGCTTTGACCAGCACCACCGGCACCGTGGCAGTAATAGACTCTGATGCCGTCACGTCAGCGGTTTTTATGCCGCTGACCGTCAGGGCGCTGGTTTTCGGTTCGTACTCAATGACCGCACCATCGGGGAAAGCAACATGCCAGGCGTCCGCCGAGGCAGACGGCGCGGGGTGGTCATCAGAGAAAATGCCCGGCAGCACAAAAGCAGTATCCAGTTCACCGCCCACGGCCAGAACGAGCACCTGCTCACCAATGGACGGAGCCCACCACGTGCGCGAGCGACCGGCCCTGTGTGTCAGCCACTGGAGCCAGTCGGTAACAATGCCGCCGGTCTGCACACGACAGCGCCCGGTGTCAGGGTCGGTTTCGACAATAACGCCGGTGCGAATCATGTTGCGCAGTGCGCGGGTGAGTTCCTGAATAGATGAAAGTGTGTTCATAGCGGAAAGGATGCCGCCGGACAGATCCGGCGGCAATGTGAGGGGGTTTTGTCACAGATGGCACAACTGACCGGAGCTAACCGGCGAGGTGATTAATTATCGCCTCCTCAACTGTTTTCTGGTCAGACGCAGAGAAACCCAACAGGGGGCGATGCGGATAAAGCACGGGCTTACCGCCCGGCCCCGGCTTATCCTTAAGCCCGTACTGGTGAACACGGGCGATGCGTTGCACCTTACCGGTAAATTCCACCGCCGCCTCACTGTCGTTGCCGATGGCCTTCATGTAACGACCGGTGCGAAGTTTCGCGAACATTTCCCGTTTTACCCGTCCCTTTTTTCCCCTGATGGCCTGCGGCTTTCGTGCCTCATACGGCGTGCCATCCGGCGCACGTTGAGATTTAATTCGCTGTTGCTGTTGCTGGCGTAGCGTCCGGGCAATCTCCGCACTCAGACGGCGACGCCCCGCCGGTGACAGCGTGGCAATCAGCGCCGCGATTCTGTTATCAAATGGCGTAAAGATGTCGTCACTCATCCCATTGGCTCACCAGTTCGTCGCGCATATACAGTGCCATGGGGCGCGTCACCGGTTCCGGGGGAGCCGGTTCCGGGATGTTATCAACGTACAGCGCGTCACCGACCTGGCTCACCCGTGTGCGCTCGGTCAGTAACAGGCTGATACTGATATCCATTGAGCTGTCATTGTTGATATCAGCAATCCACGTAAAGCCCTTTTTCCGCCCCTCGTCCGTGGTCATGATGTCGGGCTGTTGCTCACGCAGCCACGCCAGCACCGGCACGAGCAGCAGGTCAATCTCGCCGGTGAAATCCGTCACCACCACATTGAGCGTGTAACGTTTTTCAAAGGACAGAGACGCGGCCAGCGTTGCACCCATGCTGCCACCGTCGATAAACAGGCGCAGCATATCGGGGTTATTGCGCAGCACCGGCACGGCATCAGTCAGGGCTTTTCTCAGGCTGTCGGGTTTCAGCATCTAAATCATCCTGGCATTGTTTGACGGTTTTCACCTGTAGCGCACAACGCTCCAGCGCGCGCTCAAGGTGGCGAATATCAGCGCTTAAATCGCCGTTCGTCTGGGGGTCGCTGCCCGGCATCGGGCACAGACTCACTTTCGGACAGCCGTTGTAAACAATCACCGGCGTCGACGCAGGCGGGGCGGTGGTGCAACCGGCGCACAGCATCAGGAAGGTCAGCGCCATACCAGCGGCGAAATTCGACATTTTCATTCAGTAACCTCGTGATGGTCTTTTCCTGCTCGGCGTCACGTTGCGCGGCAGCGTCCAGTTTCCGGCGCATATCCACCTGCGCCCGCTCGTTTTTATCCGCCCGGTCAGTGGCAACACGGAGCTGATTTTTCAGCATACCGGCCAGTGTCTTTTGCTCACTGGCGACCCGGTTCGCTTTATCAAAGGACGCCTGTAACGTGCTGTTTTCGTGACGCATCCATAACAGCGCCAGCACAGCCAGCGCCAGCAGAATGAACAGTGTTTTCATGCCATCCCCCCGCCTGCGGTTCGCCACACGGTGATCAGGCTGTTAAGCGTGTGCTCACGCTGACCGTAACCGGCCCCCGGCAGCGACGCCCAGACAGTGCAACAGCGTGAAATCGCCCGTTCAATGCGCCCGGCCCGGATATCCTCCAGTGCACCGCGTTCACTGATTAACTGGATAGCGAGCCTGTCCTGTGACAGCGGGCTGAAATCCGGCAGGGAAAGCTGTTTCTGATAGTGCGGCCAGTAGCGGTAAAGTTGCTGATAGCGCCCTGACGCCGTGGACTTCTCGCCGCGACGGTTAAAGACTTTTGCCGCCCGGCCACCGGCGAACGGGTGATCGCGGTAATCACTGAAAATTTCGGGGCGACCATCCAGCCCGGTAACAATCACGTCATAGCCGCGATTTTTCGTCAGCGGGTGCGTTGCCGTTCCTTCTGACCAGGCCAGCATGTCAAGAAAGGCAGCGATATTCGGGTGTGTGCTAATAGCTGGCATCAGTTACCCCCCATGGATTTCAGGCGGCGCTTAATGGCGATTTCGACAAACTGATAGCCTGCGATACCAAGCATGGAGCCAATCCCACACACGGCGGTCAGCGGCATATCGGGAAACTGAACCAGCACCACACCGGCCACCATCGAGACAAAACCACCAAGTAACATACGGCCAATAAACAGGCGCGGCGTAATAGCCTCCCCACCCGCCAGCACTTTTCCGACAACGATCATGACGCCAATCACAAACAGCGACAGGACGCCTTTTTCCCCTTCCGTCATGGTTTACTCCCACAGGTTTATTGTCTGACTGACCGGTGCAGACTGAACGTCAGGCAGGTCAACCGCTGTACCGTGCGGCAGCACGGCACCCCATTCAGCCAGTCCCGGATTCGCGGCAAGCACGGCCTCAAAAACCCCCTGCGTGCGCCCGTAGTGGCGGTCACAGAGGGCGTCAAGCGTGTCGCCCTGTTGTGCGTAAATCCGCATCAGATTTGCCCCACGATACAGCGGGGCCTGTCCTGGATACGCGCCACGGCCCAGCGCATATCCCGCCACAGCTCATCAATCGTGGTATCAATGCTGTCGGCTTTTTTGTCCCCCTTCGCGCTCGCATCCACACCGCGATAACGCTCATAGAGGGTGGCGGTGGTCATGGCACAGACCGCATTCACGTAGTGAAAAACCCGCTCGCTCTCCCCGTCGATTTTTTCCGCCGGGACATCTGCCAGCAGGGCATAACCGGCGGCCATTTGCTGCGCGCGCCAGTCGAACAGCTCCGCGTTGGTTTCAGCCATGCCGGTTTTAATGGCGCGACGCAGCCGGGCCGGTGAAACGGTCTGCTCCAGGCGCATCAGTTCGCGCACGCGCACGGGGTCGATATCGGGAAAGAAGAAGGTGTTTTTAATCACCGGTTCGTCCGTGGCAGGCTGCGGAATAATCACCGTGCGGCCCTGCGGTTGTTCGTGTGCATCAATAATCAGTGTCATCATGACTACCTTTCAAAAGGGGTGGGCGGTGGACGCCGGTCGCAGGGCTGGTGAAACACCGCCATTGACCGGCGTGCCGCCCGGCGCGGGGCGCATTCGGTTAACGGGCAATTTTTCGCGGACGACCGCGTTTAGCAGGCGTCGTACTGCCGGGTTTTCGTGCCCGCGTGGCGGTCTTTTTCTGCGGGGCATCCGGCGCGGGGCGCAGTTCACGCGTCAGGCGCTCAATGTCTTTTTTCACCCCGGCGAGACGGTCAAGTTGCATCGCACGCGCCAGATGGGTGAGCGCGTCAGCAGACCCGCCACCATCACGCAGCACAAAGCCGGTAATTTTGTGCAGTTTCGCGCGTACCGGGTCGGGCATATCGGCGGTATCCGTCAGCGCGATCACGTCCTGCAACAGCGCCACATCGACCGGCTCACCAGCCCCATGGGCGCGCATGGCCGCAAGGGCCGCCTCCTCTGCAAACAGGTACGCCGGGGGGCGCTTGTGTCGGCCCGGCATGGTCAGGCCATAACGCAGGGCGTAGCGGGCAATCTCCAGCGCGCCGGCAATGTCACCGGCATCAAGCCGCCACAACATGACCGTCATCAGGATGTCGTCCTGTGCGCCTTTACCGGCGGCCAGTACGCCACTGACCCACGGCGCATAGAACGGCAACAGCTCGCGCTTTTTCACGGCCTTAAGTTCTGTCGAAAAGATATTTTTTAACGTGCGTTGGTCTGCGGCCAGCTTGACCAGCATCTGCTCATAAGCAGTGGCATGGCGCAGCGGGTTTTCCTCCCGCTGCGCGGTGGTCTGGGCCGAGACCCGCATCATGTGACGCTGTGCGGGACTCGACATGGGTTATTCTCCGCCACCAACAGCCGGGGCAAATTTGCCGACACGGATGTTTTCCACCAGGCAACCGGCGGCGTAGTCTTCCACCACATAATCAATGTTCATTGATTCGTAGTTTTCCACACGGTCGCGCTTCGCATTTTCGTCGATATTTCGGCGGTGGCTCTCGTCCATAAAATAAATGGACAGGTTATCCAGACGGGTGATCAGCATGGCGTCAGCCGGGAAAAACGGCACGCGTACCGCCGGTAAGTTACCGATACGCTTCTGGCTGACAATGACATCAGCGGCCAGCATTTCGGTATTGGCCTGCGTCTGGTTCACGAGCGGGAAGTATTTATCGGCCAGCAACTGACGACCGACAATCACCACTAAATCGGGGTCTTCCTGATACCACGGCGCAATCAGGTTATTGGTCGCATCCATCACCACGGCATCGAGATTTGCATAATCCCCGAACTCACCCACGCGGATCACATCTGACTTCACAGCACCGGTGTCATCAGTGATATTTTTCATCACCCGTGCTGGCGCTTCATTGCGGTATTTCTGCAACCAGCCCACGGCAACATCTTCCAGCATCGGGTTAGCCGCACGATCGGAAGTCGCCGCACGCTTCACGCCGTTAAAGCCTGCCATGATGAAATCCAGCCCCTGACGCTTGATGATGGCGTTGCGGATACGTAGCTGGAAATCCTGAAAACGCGCCCACAGGTCAAGGGTCTTGTAACGGATATGAAAATCGAAGTTGATTTGATCACATTCGTATTTGTTGGACTCCAGTTGCGTAAAGTCCTGGGTCTGGCGCTCGTTGCCGCCTGCGGTGTCGGTGGTGCTGGCAATGGAGCCGGTGACACCCACGCCGACCTTTTCCCCCTTGAGTTCATTCACCGGCACAACGTTGATGCGGGTCAGAAAGTCGGACGACTCCTGCACCGTGTCCATCAGCGTCTGCGTGACCGACGGGTTAACGCTGAACTTCTTGGAAATGTCGCCAACGTCGATGCCGTTCAGTTCAGCGATACGGGACAGATAGGCATTAAATTTAAAGCGGGTTTCCGGACGCATATTTTTTCCTGAATAAAGTTAATCGGGTTTACTCACAAGCCGGGCGCTGCGGGTCAGCAGTTCGTCAGACCGGCATCACCACCGCCGCCGGTGCTCAGTTCGCGGCGCGGCTGGCGCGGGTTTTCGGTGTTATCCAGTGAGGTTTTGAGCCGGGTAAACTGCTCGCGGGTTTCGCCGGTCTGGCGGGTCACGTCCTCCTTAAGAGCGGAAAACGCCGCTTCCAGCGAGGAAAAACGCGCTTCGGCGTTGTCGTGACTGGTCTGGACGTGCCCGGCAATCGTGGTCACGGCTTCATGCACATCAGCAAAGCGGGCGTCATCGCTGGCCTGTTTACGGCTGAAAATGCCCTTTACAGTGTCAGTCAGCTTTGCGAGCACGCTTTCAGGCTGGTCTTCAAACTCCAGCGCGGCGAGGGTGGCGACGGAAATCAGATTTTCCGGGCTGGCCTTGAAGCGGTTAAGCGGATTGGTTTTTGCGGTACGGCAGAACTCCAGATATTCCGTACCGAGGCTGGCCGGGTCATCAGTGACCGCCAGACCGACCAGATAGCACTTACCGGTATTGGCAAAATTCGGCTGAATTTCCATGGACGTGTAAACTTTCTGGCCCTTGCCGACCATCTCAACCAGGTTGTCGAGCGGCGCAATTTTGCCGAACAGCGCCCACTTGCCGTTCAGCACGGAATCGTCCTCAATCTTTTCGGCTTTCAGCTCAATCACATCGCCGTAACGGTTGAATGCGCCGTCAGGGTAAATGCCGCGCAGGTGTTCCAGATTGATGCGGCAGCCGTAGACGCGGGGGTCAAACGCTGCGGCCATTTCCTGTATATCCGTGGCGCTGATAACGCGACCATCGCAGGTGTCGCCCTCTACGCCGATACGGAAGAATTTTGAAACTTTTTTTGCCATCGTCAGGAGTCCTGATTGTTGGTGAAGGTTCACGGTTTTGTCGGGACTTAGTTTCCCGACACCGCGCCCCCGTCGCCATCAAACCCGGATGGCTTACCCCTGACACAACAGCGCCTTAGCGAATCACTGGCCGCGCTTAAGTAGCCTTGCCATGAATCCATTGAGGCGAGGCATTCATGACCATCACCACTGACACCACGCTGTTACATGACCCGCGACGGCAGGCCGCCCTTCTGTACTGGCAGGGGTTTTCCGTGCCACAAATCGCGGAGATGTTGCAGACCAAACGCCCGACCGTTCAGAGCTGGAAGCAGCGCGACGAATGGGATTTAACCGCGCCGATTAACCGGGTGGAGAGCACCCTGGAGGCCCGGCTTATCCAGCTTTATGCAAAGCCGGAATTAACCGCGCATGACTTTAAAGTCGCGGATTTTTTATCGCGTCAGATGGAACGGCTCGCCAGAGTCAATCGCTACAGCCAGACCGGTAATGAGGCCGATTTAAATCCGAACGTGGCGAACCGCAACAAAGGGGAACGTAAGAAGCCGAAAAAGAATTTTTTCAGCGATGAGGCTGTCGAAAAACTGGAGGAAATTTTCTTCGGTCAATCCTTTGAATACCAGCTCAACTGGCACCGGGCAGGGCTGGCGCACCGCATCCGTAATATCCTGAAATCGCGCCAGATTGGCGCAACCTTTTACTTTGCCCGCGAGGCGCTGTTACGCGCCCTGAAAACCGGTCATAACCAGATATTTTTATCCGCCAGTAAGACCCAGGCGCACGTATTCAGAAAATACATTATCGCGTTTGCCCGTCTGGTTGACGTTGACCTGACCGGCGACCCGATTGTCATCGGCAATAACGGCGCGGAGCTGATTTTCCTTGGCACCAACTCCAACACCGCGCAGAGCCATAACGGCGACCTGTATGTCGATGAGATTTTCTGGATACCCAACTTCCAGCGCCTGCGTAAAGTCGCCTCCGGCATGGCCTCGCAAAAGCACCTGCGCACCACCTATTTTTCCACACCGTCCTCCCTCGGTCATGGCGCGTATCCCTTCTGGTCTGGCGAGCTGTTCAATAAGGGCCGTACCAGCGCCAGCGAACGCGTGGACATTGATATCTCACACACGGCGCTCGCCGGTGGTGTCCTTTGCGCGGACGGACAGTGGCGGCAGATTGTCACCATTGAGGACGCACTGGCGCGCGGCTGCACCCTGTTTGACCTGGACACGCTGAAACAGGAAAACAGCGCGGATGATTTCCGCAACCTGTTTATGTGCGAGTTTGTGGATGACAAAGCGTCAGTGTTCCCGTTTGAGGAGCTGCAACGCTGCATGGTCGACAGCCTGGAAGAGTGGGAAGACTTCGCGCCGTTTGCAGACCGGCCTTTCGGGCAGCGTACCGTCTGGATTGGTTACGACCCCTCACACCGGGGCGACAGTGCCGGGTGCGTGGTCATTGCGCCCCCGCTTGTCAGCGGCGGCAAGTTCCGCATTCTGGAGCGTCACCAGTGGAAGGGCATGGATTTTGCCACCCAGGCAAATTCCATTCGCGCGCTTACCGAAAAATACCACGTCGAGTACATCGCGATTGACGCGACCGGCATCGGCCAGGGGGTGTATCAGCTTGTGCGCTCGTTTTACCCGGCAGCACGAGAAATCCGTTACACGCCGGAAGTCAAAACCGCCATGGTGCTGAAAGCCAAAGACACCATCGCGCGCGGGTGCCTGGAATACGACGTTTCCGCTACCGACATCACACAGTCGTTTATGTCAATCCGTAAAACCATGACCGGCAGCGGACGCAGCGCCACCTATGAGGCCAGCCGTACCGAGGAAGCCAGCCACGCGGATTTAGCCTGGGCGACCATGCACGTACTGATTAACGAACCGCTCAGCGCCGGAAGCGGCATGGCGGCCACATCCATTCTGGAGTTTAACTGATGAGCAGAAAAAAACAGCGCGCCGCACAGCCGGTCAACACCACCGCACAGACTATGGAAGCATTCAGCTTCGGCGAACCCTCGCCGGTACTCGACCGCCGGGATATTCTGGATTATGTGGAGTGCATCAGTAATGGCAAATGGTACGAGCCGCCGGTCAGTTTTACCGGTCTGGCAAAAAGCCTGCGTGCCGCGGTGCATCACAGCTCCCCCATCTACGTGAAACGTAATATTCTGACCTCGACCTTTGTCCCTCACCCGCTGTTGTCACAGCAGGATTTCAGCCGTTTTGTGCTGGATTTTCTGGTGTTCGGCAATGCGTTTTTAGAAAAGCGCATGAGCACCACGGGCCGCGTGATGAAGCTGGAAACCTCCCCGGCCAAATACACCCGGCGTGGCGTGGAGGACGGCGCTTACTGGTGGGTGCCGTCATTTATTCAGCCGCACGCCTTTGAGACTGGTTCCGTTTTTCACCTGATGGAGCCGGACATTAACCAGGAGATTTACGGGATGCCGGAATACCTCAGCGCGCTGAATTCGGCCTGGCTGAATGAATCGGCGACCCTGTACCGGCGCAAGTATTACCAGAACGGCGCGCACGCCGGTTACATCATGTACGTGACCGACGCCGCACAGAGCAGCACCGACGTGGAGGCGATGCGCGATGCCATGCGCAACTCAAAAGGCCTGGGTAATTTCAAGAATTTATTTTTCTACGCGCCGAGCGGAAAACCGGACGGGATTAAAATCATTCCACTCAGCGAAGTGGCGACAAAGGATGATTTTTTTAATATCAAGAAAGTCAGCGAGAGCGACCTGTTAAGCGCGCACCGCGTACCACCGCAACTGATGGGGATGATGCCGAACAATACCGGCGGATTCGGGGATGTGGTGAAAGCCGCACAGGTGTTCGTCCGCAATGAGTTGTGCCCGTTGCAAAGCAGGCTAGGCGAGATAAATGATTGGCTAGGTATGGATATTATCAAGTTTAAAAATTACTTGCTTGAGATAGATAATAAATAATAACACAGGTATGAATTGGCAAGTTACTTTACAGCGTCAAGCCTAATTGCACAGGTAGTTCCGTGCTTAGCATAAATATCATTCTCAAAATAAAAAGCTCGCTAAGTTAGCGAGCTTTTTATTTGTGTGCTGATGAAAAATAGGCGTACCAGTAAATATCAATCGTATATTCTCTTAAAGCCATTTTTCAGCTTCAAAGTTTCGGCAGCAGCAGTATCTTTTGGTATGAATTGGTTGATGTAAGACTTTATACTACCAACATCTATTTTTTTTAATTGAGTCGGCTGTGTTACTTTTTCTCCAGCCTTAACACCGGATACTTTTTTCTTAATCATTAAACCAAGCGCACTAACACTACCCATATCGAGGTTGATAATATTATAATGCTTTGATTTAACATCAGAAATCAAAGAATCCCCATCTTCTTGGTCTATAGACAAACCACAAAACTCGAGTTCCTCATCACTCAAAATAATATAATCTATTGGTGAAAGACTACCTCCATTAGTTGCTAATGTAGCAATAATTTTTTTATCATCATCACTAGCGAGGAGTTCACTATCGATTTTCCAGATAGATAATGTGTTATTTGAAGTTTTACAGCAATTCGTAACACCATCCGTCCCAAGAGCATTGGCGGCTATATTTGAGCCAACTGGATTCCTCCAATCCCATTTAGCTTTTACTACTTTTCTAATGTAAATAGCCATCATTAACTCACTTTTCTACATAATGTGTAAGATTGTTAATAACCTTTTCTTTATAGTCGTTAAGAAAATCATAATCAAAATTTCTGATTTTCTGTGCTATATCCAAAGCATCCTTATCTTTCCCATATTTATCTAAAAGAGATAGAGCCCCCTCTGCCGCACTTATATCTTGGTGAGATAGAAACATTTGAACAACGGTAAGGGCAATATTTTCAATATCTGATTCCTCTAAAGACATTAAAAGAGCAAAGAACTTCTCAATAATATCGCTCTCTGATGTAAATACCTTTCTTGTTGCCATATTGATGAAAGCCATTTGGGCTTCGGATTTATTTTTTCTGAAAATATTTTCCACTACATACTTTAATTCTGGAGTATCTCCATAACCAAAATCTTCTGATAAGAGCATTTTATACACAGATGACATAATGCTATCTAAGTCATCATTTTTTTTAGATTTAACTTCTGCTGTGCTATTATCTAAAAATTCAAAAAAAGTATTAATACTGGTAGTGGTGGTATTGTTTTTACTTTCATTATCATTTGAATAATATGAAACTAAATAATTCCACACTACATTATTTTTATTTAAGTACGAATCCACATTCGTACTTTTATCTTGAATCCAATTATGCTTTGCATTTAAATTAATCATAACCCACCTCAACCTAACAGGTGTTCTAGATTTTTTCTTGCTTTATCAGTAAGATGAAAAATAATATCTCTTGATATATTAAACCTATCAGTAGTTTTTTCCGGAGCTGTATTGACATCTAATTGGACAATAACTGCGTCAAAGTTTTCAGTTGGGTTAATTGTATTCGTAACAGGACCACGACTTATGGTAGCTACAACATTCAGTACTTCAGACTCATACTGTTCTTTTTTAGCTCTTCTTACATTCCATTCAAAAAAGTCATTATGTGCACCATCAGCAAAGAATTTACTGTACATCCTCTCGCTATTCTCATACGTAACACGCTCGACTGACGTTACAATTGAAGCCAGACGCCAAACTTTAATGTTTGAATTAATTTTAGAAAGTGCATTTATTATAAAATCTAATCTGGCGAAAACTTCCTCTTCTTTCGGCTTATAGTCGCGATACAACATATTAATATTCACTGACTCAGATGAAAATAATACTGCGACACCATCAAACTCATTAATCCCCACTATTCTAATAACTTTCCTAAGTCCATGAGGAGATATTTCATCTGCGTAGCTAGGCAAAAATTTATTCTCAAAAGCCATCATTATAGGCGATATACTTACCGGAGCATTGTCAATGAACTGCCCTCGAGTAAAGTAGCTAAACTGGAACTCAAACATTAAAAAACTCCTTTTTGTTTATTCATCATATAGTTCTCAAAATCACTATGACCCACATATGTAGATCCAACATGTTATGCTAGTTTATACCATAACTTGATGGCGGGGCGAGACGATAGTTGTGATTCCCGCATCAGATTAGGCTTCTATACGATTGAGCAATCATGTTAAGGCCTGCCAAAGGCTTCTCAAAGAAGCCATTAAGGATTTATCTTGCTCGATGCCGCATTTCAGATTTGATTGTATAGTATGTGCAAAAACAGTCATTTCAAGTCCAAGCTTGTGCATATAACAGATGATAGCCAAGGTACTTTGGCGTTTTATGTTGCGAGTCAATTTATGATTCTGGATTACCATTACCATTGACAAAACATCATACTCTGCGCGCAATGCTATCCCCGCCTCGCCTGCCCGCTTTATGTGCCGCTTTTAATGCAGATGCATATCCGCACCGGATCCCCGCCAGTGCTGGCGGCACACAGCCTTAACGAGCGGCCCAAACAAATGCAAAACCATGCACCTGATGCATGCACAGCTAAAAATGGAGAAATCGCGGGAAAATGACTTAAAAAAAACCGGCATACAGGGTGCCGGTTTGAGCCTGGTTTAAACGTTAATCTGATAACATCAGCGCCGTAGCTAACGCCTCGCCCTGCTCGTTGTTCAACCCCGCGGGCGGTAAAAAACAAGTTTTTATCACCCGCGACGTTATCTAATTTAACCAGCTATCGTCTTCCCAGACATGCTGCATGATTTCCATTACCTGCTTTTTATCTTCATCCAGCTTTACTCCGCTCAACTCAATGCCGTTGGCACTACCCTTGCGGATACGAATGACCGTTTTTGGGTACAGTGGGCGCAAATTTCGGTAAAGCTCGTATTCGAGAGTATCAATCGTTGTCTGGTTAATCTTCTGCTCTTTATCGATCATTATTTCAATGCGCATAGAGATTTTCCTAACTGATAACGTCCATGGTTTTGCTGTATTCGTGATTACGAATTTTTGCCATCAGTTCATCGGTCAATTCAGACACCCACTGGATAGCCATCCTCTTTTCTTCGTCGCTGCACTCACTAGCCGCTACAAGCTTGATAAAAAAATCAATGCGCTGGAGCTTCAACGACTCCAAAAAATAATCCTGCATCATTCCTCCTTTCAACTGCATACAAAACCAAATACTGTATGCATATACACTGTTTATAAATACAGTATACGAGCTATTTCAGAATGTAAAATGTTTTTTCTTTCTCAGAATTATCATATTGATATGAATGAGCCACGATCAGGAATCATAACGTTGCGGCATCAGTACCACTGACGCCATTTATCATCCTCCTGTAACCATCCATTTCTGTAAAAAATGCGTAGTCCCGCACCAGAAGGAATACTGCCGCCGCACAGAAGCAAATCAATCTCCCGTCCGCTGCCATCAAATCCTCTGGACGTTAGTTCCGCCTCAAGTTGCAGGCGCTGATGCTGTGAAATGTTCTGTTTGTATGCTTTTTTCCGCTTCGGTTTTACCAGCCTCAGCCGGGCTGTAAGCTCGCGCCGCTCTTTCTGGCTCATACTGTGCAGGTATTCGTGTAGTTCTGCCTTATCCATGGTTTGAATTTCGGGTAAATCTCCCCCTGCCTGGATCAAATTTTCAACAGGGGGACAGTTATTGCCACGAGTCCAAGGGGCGCAAGCGCCCTGGTCGGCTGTCGCCTCCTGAACGTCAACGGCTTTGCGAACCATTTTCCACTTAACTGCATGAGTACAAATCCGGCCCTCTGCAATCGGCGACCAGATGCCATAAATTCGGGTACTGTGATCGCCGTAGGCGCTCGGTTCCTCGTTAAGCTCGTATGCCGTTCTGACTAAGTGGTGTTTACGTGGAACCAGCACGCCACCCTGTTTCATAATGTAGGTAGCAAAACAGCCCACATCAGCAGCAGCCAGCACCGCATCGAGACGCGGGTTATCCAGTACCGGCGCACCGGCTTTGCTACCGTCCTGTCGCCTTTCTGCCTGCCCTGCCAGTAAACGTAATTCGCGGTACGCCTGACGCCCCGGAATACCAAAAAATCGGAATTGCTGGACACGGTGCAGTGACGCCCAGGCGCTGACATGCTCCGCGTTATCTCGCAGCGATTTTCCGGTTTCCTTACTGATTTCATTAGCCAGCCCGCGCCCGTCAATATTCTTGCTGATGTATTTGGCAATGTAGCTGGTCGGTGTTCCCTTACGCGGATTGATAAGCTCGGACTTGAAGCGCGGCCCCGTATTGTTACCCAGTTCCTCGCGGTCTTCGCGGATAGCGAATTTTCGCAACAATGCGGTGACAGAGCGGCGGTCTTTTTTGCGCATAAAGCACAACAGGTGCCAGTGCACAGTGCCGTCATGGTGTGGCTCTGCAACGCGCACGCCATACCAGCGAAGACCGGCTTTATGCATGGCTTTGCGGAATGCGGCAAACGTATCAACCAGATAATCACTACTCTGTCGTACAGTCGCGCTGGTCCACTTCGGATTGGGCCTGCCATTACTGAGGGTCGCATGGAAGCGAGACGGGCAAGTGATGGTGTAAAATACCGCACTGTCCCCGCGCATTTCGGCAATAAGTTCCAGCCCTTTTACGCACGCCATCATTTCATTGCGACGGTGTGCCGGATTGCTGGCGCTGGCATTAATGACATCCTCCATATCCAGCGTGTCACCGTCTTCATTAACCAGCTCATGCGAGCGAAAGAACTCCAGCGATTTGCGGCGCTGTTCGCGTTTGTGGATCACAGCTTCATAGCTGACATACGGGGACGCTTTCTTGTTGACCAGGCAGACGGCGCGCAACTGCTCCTCCCGCCATTCACAGCGCATTCTCCACAACTTGCGATACCACCAGTCAGCACACAGCATTCGGGCCAGTGAACCGGGTATAAGGTCATAGGAAACAGGTTTGCGACGGTGTTTCTTTCGGCGCAATTGCTCAAATGCAGGCGGAACAACCTCAAGGCGCATGACTTCTGCGGCCACCCTTTCCCACACCTTGCGGATTTCTTCTGGTTTTACGTCATCAGTGACAAAAAGATCACCGCTGGCCGCATCGAGACACATGCTCATATGTGCCGCAACGAGGGTAGACAGGCGTTTAACCTGCTCTTGATTCATTTCAGGCAGCATCAGTAATCCGTCCAGCCCGTCATGGCTCGCCATGAACCGGAAAGAAGAAGACACCTGGCTTTCGCGTGTACGCTCCAGCCGCTCAAGGCATGGCCTGATAGTATCGTGCAGATAGCGGGAATAAGCTTTCGGCCTGCCGAGACCGTGGAAAAACTTAATCCGCTCCAGCATGGGCTTGCTGATATGGGAAGGGGCAGCGCTTACATCGGCCAGAATGACCAGATCGGGATCAAAACTTTGTTGTTCACGTGCCATTCTGGCACGACTGATAAGCCTGTCCTGCTCCATATCGCGATAGACAGGATCACGGGATTCGTTAAAGAAATAGCGCTCCCAGACCTCATCACTCAGCGCTTCACGGCGCAGCTTCTCATGCTCATTATCAGCAGCGTAAAGAGTGATCAGGTTTGAAAGTGCAGACTCCGGCGCAACGTCCGCCGGGGCAAAATAAGGGTTAATTGCTTTTTTCGGGGTATTCCAGGAAAAAGCCCCGGCGGCTTCATCTGAGCCGCCGGTGGTTTGTACATGAAGGGATATGAATTTACTGGCCGTCACGCCATGACTCCGGCAATAACAGAACGGTCAGAACCAGTGGCAAAATCAACACCGAAGAAGCCTACCGACTTCGTGGCAATAATTTCCTCTGCCGATTTACCTTCACCGGCGGCAACGCCCAGACTACGCGGTGCCGTGATACAGTGGCGCTTGAAATTGCGATAAAGCGAACGGGTTAACGAGGTGTCGCTATTGGAAACGACAACCGGGTAACCTTCTGACGACCGGCGTTCCAGAATTGACGCCAGATGATACTGGTCATCTTCTGTAAAACCAGCAGCGTGATAACCGTTAAATGTCCCGTCATAAGGTGGATCGCAATAAATCACGTCACCATCTTTCAGCATTGCCAGTGTTTCATCATAGCTGGCACAGATAAACGTTGCGTACCGTGCCTTTTCTGCAAAAGCACGGATTTCTTTTTCAGGGAAATACGGTTTTTTATAATTACCAAATGGAACATTAAATTTCCCAATTTGGTTATAACGACACAGACCACGATAGCAGTGGCGATTGAGATATATAAAATAACCTGCTCTCCATGCAGAGTTCAGCGACTGGCTATAATTAAACTCCTCACGAATAAGGTAATACATTTCTGCATTATTATTGCAGGCAAAAAGCCCCCTTGAGATATCGATCACCCAATCACTATTATCTTGTAACTGCCTGTATAAATTAATCAGATCAGGGTTAATGTCTGCAACAAGATATGCAGGATAATTCGTTGCCATCATTACGGCACAGGAACCCGCGAACGGTTCTACCAGACGCAATCCAGCGTCGGGGAGGTGCTCTAACAGCTCATGCATGATAGCGGTTTTATTGCCCGCCCATTTCAGAATGGTGCTCATACGGCACCCTCGTTGTAATGTTTGCCTTTTAGCTCTGCGACTTCCTGACAGGTGACACAGCACTGCACGCCGGGAATAACGTAACGGCGTACAGGTGGGATTGGTGCTTCGCATTCAATGCAAAACATACGGGAAGCGCCCGGCACTTTTGCACGGGCTGCATTAATATGGCGTTGGCGCTCCTCTTCAACGCGCTGTTGTACGATGTCCATTGCGTCGGCCATTAATGTATCTCCGCCGCTTCGTTCTGAATGTTTTCAGCAACAGTGCGCAGCAGCTCTGCCGCCTCAACATGGTTAAGCTGGCGGGAAGAAATATGGCAAGCCAGACTATCAAGACGGGCCGCCATTACTTCCACGCGCGCCCGACGTTCTTCCATGCGTACCTCGGTAAACAACTGGTTAAGCCCTGCATCATCTGGGCCGCTTTTGGTGAATCGGGTTTCAATATTTCGCATCGTTCTTTCTCCTGAATTTGGGCAAAGGAATGCCCGGCGGGTTACGCCTTTAATCTCTGTTGTTGGTTAATTCGGCATTGCTAGCCGAGTTGGAAATAAACTCACCACTGTACGGAAATGGTTCATTGCTTTAATCAGCTCCCGCTTTTCGTCAGTCGTCAGCTCACTAATATTGACGCTATGACGTTCCGCCGGAATCTTTGCCATAAAGAATATTGCGGCAAGTGCGCGTTTATTCTGCTCATGGTTAATATCCCGTTGGCTCCGCATATCGCTAATAAATCGCTCCAGCTCTGAATCAATATTTAAGCCAAACACTTTCGCCCTTAATTCCGCGATGTGATTTAACCCATTAAGGCGGAGACCAGCGTTTAGCGGAACAGTCGCAGCATCGCCTTCAATAGCCATGGTTTCCCCTGCTTTGTAGTGGAGAGTCCTGCCAGCAGCGCATCTTGCGAGCGGCATGGATGCCAGCGCTTGCCATCCTCACCCATAATCCAGCCGTTACCGTAGTGCATTGCCGGACTTTGCTTAACGAGTAGTGATGCGAAAGATGGTTCATTTTCCAACATAGCCACCTCACATAAGGCCGAATGAAGCACCGATACCGCTCATGGTATCAACCGTGCTTGCCATAGCCGGGTTAGCCTGGAGTCGGGCCTGCAATGCGAGAGCTGACAACGAAAGCATGCGGATACCAGCATTAACGCTTTCAATCATGTTGCTTCTGCGGGCCGGGGTCAGACGCTCATCAGAGACCGCACCGCTCGCCAGTTCGCCAAGCTCCCCCATGGCGCGCATGACATAGGACTGCAATTTGTCTTTTGCCAGTTCATTGACTGGTACGCATGGCAGGCAATGAATCTGAGCCAGAAAACCATCAACGAGGGTTGAGTCTTCGGTCAGGTCAGTCAACGCCCATATCTCGCGGGGCGTTAACTGGTGTGGCGAATCAGGGGTGAGCTTATTACGCAAAGTTTGAGGTTTAATACCTGCCAGCTTAGCCAAAGCGGTGATGTCGTGTCGTTTAGCGAATGCCCGGCAGGCTTCGTCAAAGTGAGGATGTTTAGAAACGCGAAAATCAAACATGCTGGCCTCGAAAAAAGTTCTCATAATTGAACTTGCTAACCGACAACAACGTTGTAATTGAAAGCTGAATGCTCCATGTTCTTACGTGCCTGCTCTTGCTTGTACTTGAGATACAGGATGAATACACGACCTTTATTTTTTTCTTTCTTTTCAATGTAGTTAGCAAGTTTTCCGTTGTGAATCATTTGATAAACGGAGCCACGGGAATACCCCTCCCACTCAGCGAATTCGGCTGGCGTTGCTATCACTTTTGGTACACGAATTGAAATGTCGGTGCTCATAGTGCAGTATCTCTTCGTTTAGGTTTGTTTTACGTCGTTTTATATCACTTTACAGGATTCCCATTTAGGGAGTTAGTTGATACTACGATCACTTAAAGTGATCGTCAATGGAGTATTTAATGATAAACATCCAAGCAGGTCCCAATACGGGAGGTCGCGAAGCGATTGAAAGATTGCTAAAAGCGTATGGATTCACTACTAAACAAGCTCTTGCCGATCACTTGAAAATTTCAAAAAGCACTATGGCAAACAGAAACTTACGCGATAGCTTTCCTGCGGAATGGGTTATTCAGTGCGCTCTTGAAACAGGCGTATCTTTGTTATGGTTAGCGACAGGGCAAGGAGAAATGTTCTCCTCGCAGGACCGTGATAAAAATCCCGTAAACGAATCCACGATCACACTTCGCCCGCTTTCAAAGATTGTGGCGCCAGGACTCAAGCAGGTTGAGTTAAAAAACGGCGAGTTAATAACAGAAGGTGAGATTTTGCTTGATAGTAGCCTGCTAGATGCGGAGCCAAGCGATTCATTATTCATCAAAACTCAAGCTGACTGCTTTGTTGTAGATACCTCAGTAAAACAAATCAGCAATGGATATTGGCTCGTAGATATTGATGGGGTTAAAAGCATTGTCAAAATAGGCCGCATTCCTGGTAACAGAATCGTTGTCCATCAAGATGAATCCTCTTTTGAATGTTCAGTGGATGATATTGAAGCCATCGGACGTGCCGTCAAAGTGATCAAGAGCCTTTAGTTTATGACCATACGAAAACAGCCAAACGGAAAATGGTTGTGCGAGTGCTACCCTAGCGGTCGCGATGGAAAGCGCGTGCGAAAACAGTTTGCGACGAAAGGCGAGGCAATAGCGTTCGAAAACTTCACAATGGATGAAGTGAACAAAAAGCCATGGTTAGGTGAAAAGGAGGATCGGCGACAATTGTCAGAAGTGATTGAACAATGGCATTCACTTTACGGGCAAACCCTTGCAGACCCCAAGCGCCTAATGGCAAAACTCAGCATTATTTGTAATGGCCTCGGCGATCCCATAGCCTCCGAGCTAACCGCTGGCGATTTTACAAAATACCGTGAAGCGCGTCTAAAAGGTGAAGTAAAAAATGAAGATGGTGTGCTTATGTCGCCAGTTAAGCCCCGCACGGTAAACCTTGAACAACGCAACCTATCATCGGTTTTTGGCACGCTGAAAAAACTGGGCCACTGGTCAGCCCCCAATCCACTCGCCGGGCTACCAACATTTAAGATCGCGGAGGGTGAACTGGCGTTTCTGGCCCCGGAAGAGATTAAGCGCCTGTTAGATGCCTGCGCAGATTCTCAAAGCCCCAGCCTGCTGATGATTGCAAAAATTTGCCTTGCAACTGGTGCGCGCTGGAGTGAAGCCGAAAATCTGCAAGGCCACCAGTTATCAAAATACCGTATCACCTACACCAAGACCAAAGGCAAGAAAAACCGAACCGTTCCCATATCACAAGAGCTGTATGACGAACTCCCGAAGAACCGGGGAAAGTTGTTCACGCCATGTAGAAAAGCGTTTGAACGTGCTGTCACGCGGGCTGGTATCGATTTACCTGAGGGCCAATGTACCCATGTGTTGCGCCACACATTCGCCAGTCATTTTATGATGAATGGCGGAAACATACTGGTACTGCGCGATATTCTGGGCCATGCAGATATAAAAATGACGATGGTTTACGCCCACTTTGCGCCCGACCATCTGGAAGATGCAGTCACAAAAAACCCGCTTCACAATCTCAACTGGAACCGCTAATTTGTGGCGGCACTTTGGCGGCAAAGACTTAAAACCACATAAAACCCGACAGATACGAAAAACAATAAGATGATGATTTAAAAAGTAAATATATGTTTTTTCTACTATAAAAATGGTATGTAGGAATTTCGGACGCGGGTTCAACTCCCGCCAGCTCCACCAAAATTCTCCATCGGTGATTACCAGAGTCATCCGATGAAGTCCTGAGAGCCCGCACGGCGCAAGCCCTGCGGGCTTTTTTGTACCCTGAATTTGTCCGTTGAAGTCCAATGGCAACTAAATGATTCCGAACTGACCAGCCCCGGTATTGTCTACCCTTGCCCAAAAACTGTACGAAAAACAGGTACCCCTACCAGCGGCATATGGCAATTTAGTAGTGCAGTGTCAGTCTCCTCAACGGAGCTTGCTGTATCTGCTGTTCCATTATTTGGTGCATTGAGTACTTCCGACAATGATCTTCTGGAAGCGCTGGCGCGCCGCTGCGACAAAGCTTTGTAAAGTGCTACACCAGCAGGCTGAAATAGCTTTCTCAATGAAGCCAAAAGCGCAGGTAACGAGGCAGAATAAACTGTAGAAAAAGTATGGCGCTGCAATTAAATTCCAGTACCGAACTTGAGTGAATAACATTATCGAGCGCCAGAAAAATGAAGGACGCAGCGAGCCAATAAAAACCGCTTTATCCCGGCAGCCAGATGATAAACGTCGCGCTTTCATAGCCTCGAACTTAAAGGAAACTCTTGAATGCACGATAGTTGGCAGCCTGGATTTGAGCAATAAAAATCAGCAAGTTACCTTTTATCTGAGATGGATTTATTTTTAAATACAATTTAAGATCCCAGGAGTTTTTATTAATCGGACATTCATATGAAACAATTACAGACTTTCGGGGGGCTAAAACTAATAGCCAGCCTCTCGGTTACTCTTCTTCTTTCATCTTGCACGGCTGGTCAATTTTTTCCATCCCAAACCCTTTCCCGGTTCCATATCATCAAGAACGACGATTATAAGCAGCGCCCGGGATGGAATGCGATTGTTCGCCTGGGTATCGAGGACTGTGAAACGTACCGAAAAGGTGGCAATAGCCTGTTAAAGTGGGATGACACAACATGTAACGAACAGAATATCATCAAAGCCGTTAACGCTAATCTTTCGTTCATTCCTGTTTTCTATGCTGCATACCATGAGTACGGTGGCCCGAATGTTGGACAACTATCTTCACTTGAGGATGATGAAGAAAAGCGAGTTGATATTTATGCATACTTGAAAAATTTGGCTGAAGCCTTAGAGAACAAATACAGAGTCGATGTCATTTACATTGATTATCAAAAAGATTACTGGAATATGGGGCTTGGCAAAGTTAGCGAAACTGATTTTTATCAGAGTATTTCTGCATTCAGTGCTAAAAAAGACCAGTTCGATGAAAAGTACCAAAAAGAGTTTAATGCCTTTGAGGAACAGTACAGCGCGAGAAACGAAGCAAACAAGGAACGTGAAAAAGAAGCATATATTGCCTCCGAAAGAACTATTTATCCTTCCCCGTGGATAGACCCAACACCAGATCAAAAAAAGATAGTGGATGCGTTACGCACTGTTAAGTTTACCGCTCGTGACAATGGTATGGTGTATGCCAACGGTCGCAGTTTTATATCCATTAACGGGCTGAGTTATTTAAGAAACAGTCTTGATATGAGCATGGCATCATGTTCTGACATGGGCGCATACTACGGCAAGAAAGTGTTAAGCAGGGCATGTGTTCAGGGGCTTGCAAAAGAGATTGTCGAGTGGGGGAAAACTGCCAGGGATCGTAAAATTTCAGATAATGCATGGAACACAGCAGCAATGGATAGCATCATTGACTACACACCGGTTAAGTATGAAATATTGTTCTCGGATTGGGCGGGAATGGCCCGTGTCTATTCTGCTCGTGGGTATTAA